GAGGTCGGCGGTAGCTCCTCTACCTACTGGTGCGACTACTACTACACCTACACATCGGCTAACCGCATGCAGGTGGTGCTGGTTGGCGGTTATGCGGGCGACGGGTCGGGTGCGGGCCTCGCTTGCGTGAATGCGGGTAGTGCGCCTTCCGGTGCGCGTCGTGACTTCGGTTCGCGCCTTTGCTTTTTCCCCGAATTTCGTAAAACGTCGGCGTAGCCGCACGTCTCACGTCGGGAATTTTTTGTATAACGATTAAATAACAAGACATGAAAAGAACATATAGCGACACTATACCGATCACTATGGAAAAGGACGGTGACGGATCCTACCTTTACCGGTGGGACGTTAGAGAGGAGACAAGGGAGATGGGTGACGATATGGCCCCCGTGATCTCCTATAGTTACAACGAGGTCAGGGTATGGCCCACGTTGACGGCCAACAAGATATTGGAGGCCTGCATTAACGCCCTATGGGACAAGGACGTGGAGCAAAAGAAGCTGAACGACTACAACGCCGCCCAGCTAGGCATACTGGACTTGTCATACGTGGAGTCTTATAAGACGTTCCTTAACGAGAGGAAGGCGTTGAAAGACCGTGTGGATAGCGATTTCGCCGAGTGGGAGGCGGCGAGAGAGGATGAGAGCGTAGTGGTTTTATAACTAAATAAAAAAAGGATCGGAAGAATGGATTGGACGATGATGTTAACCGCCGTATTAACCTTTGTTGGAGGAGGTGGTCTTGGAGCAGTGCTGATGTTTCCGCAAAAGAGGAAATCGGCCGAGTTGGAGAATGAGACGAAAGCGAGTGAGCAATGGAAGGAATTGTATATCAAAAGTCAGGAGGAAAAGAAAGGTTTGAGCAATCTTATAGATAAACTATACGACGATCAGGGACATTTTCGTGACGAGAATAACCGTCTTACAACCCAGATAGCGGTATACAAAGTACTTAAATGCAGAGATTTGAAATGTACCAATAGGAATCCTCCTATCGAGAACAATATAAATAGTGAGGATAAGGAGGATAAAGATTGCGATAAAGAAGGCTCCCCAGATCCAAAAGGATAGGGGAGCCGGATAAATTTTAGCTTCCTGTCTTTCGCAAGGGAGGATAGCAAGGTTAACAAAGCGTCACAAATATACAAATAAAATCAAATAACAATGGCAGAGAAAAAAATACCTAGAGGTTTGAGAAACAACAACCCGGGAAACATCCGGATCAACGGAGACTTGTTCCAAGGCGAGATACGACCTAGCAAGGACAAGTCATTTAAACAATTCGAAACGATGGCGTATGGGTATCGGGCCATCTTCCGTATCTTGCGAAACTACTATAATAACTATCACCTTGATACCATCCGCAATATGATTACCCGCTGGGCACCGCCAAAGGAGAACCATACGGAAAAGTACATCCAATTTGTATCTGGTTACTCCGGTATCCCGGCTGATGATCCTATCAACATCAACGATCGTGAGCAGATGATCCGGATCGTGGCCGGGATGAGCAAGGTTGAGAATGGGAGAGAGGCTGAAATGTCGGACGTTATTGCAGGATGGAATCTACTTTAAAAATATAAGACCTAACGCTGTAGAGGTAAGCGTAAAATAAGATGAAAAAATATATTGGAACAAAACAGATTGAAGCAGAACCTATGACAATGGGCGAAGCGTTTGAGAAAGGATTGCTGCAAGCAGGAAGAGTACCTAACGAAAGCGATAAGTCAAATGCTGGCTATCATGTGAAGTATCAAGACGGTTACGAGTCATGGAGTCCAGCAGAGCCATTCGAGAAGGCGTATAAACTTACTGAAACTCATTTGAATAGGATGAAAATTGAATCAGATGAGCTATGCAAGAAATTTAGCGGGCTTGCTTCGTTTATTGAAAGCGATAAATTCAAGGAATTTGATAGCGTTATGCAAGGTATGCTTAAAGTCCAATACAGAATGATGTGCAATTATTGGCAGATCCTAAATCAAAGAGCTACAAAGATGGAAACAGGCATCGGAGGAAGTTGTAGCCTTAATTTTGGTCAAGCTATTGAATACCTAAAAGCTGGATTAGCTATTAGGCGTGATGGCTGGAACGGCAAAGGCTTGATGGTATTCAAGCAAGTTCCTGCACATATCGAAAGCGAAATCATTCATAAGATGCAATCGCTTCCACAATCTGCAAAAGACCTTATTCTGAAAGGCAAAGGGTTCATTGACTATACCAATCAATGCCTTATCTATAACGAGAACACTGGATGTGCGGATTCATGGGTTCCGTCTATCAGCGATGTGTTTGCTGAAGATTGGGGGATTGTAGCATGAATTTGTTTCATGATATCCTAGAAAAACTATTCGGGGATTGGGCGGAGTTTAAATTTATAGTAGTCTTGTTTACAATTTTAATGATAATCATTTTAGGAACAGGTTAATAATATAGCTATGAAACCTTGGCAAGTAATATTAATACTAGTGTGCTTGGTAGCCAGTTTCACGGCTGGCTACCATATCCGGGGGGATGTGGCCAGTGATTCGATATCCAAGACCGACACGTTCACCAAGGTGGATACGATACATGACAGCATCCCGTACCCGGTTTATGAGACACTGGTACGAACAATACCTGAGCCGTTCCCTGTTTATATCACGTTGGACGGTGACACGGTAAAGGAACCTGTATATGTTCCTTTACCCATAACCAGCAAGGAGTACAAGACGGATGATTACCGGCTGTCAATATCCGGCTATAAGCCTAATCTTGACTACATCGAGGTTTATCGCAAGACTGAGTATATAACCAAGACGATCTCCCCCCGTAGATGGGGAATCGGTGCGATAGCCGGTTATGGGATCGGAAAGCATGGCTTATCACCCTATGTCGGGATAGGCGGGTTCTATAGGATTTGGTGAGGCTTCCGTGGCTCACACCCGGGAAACCTCTGATAATAGAATGAATGCGTTATATGAATAACAAGGGCTGACGTTTTTTTGTTCATGATAATTTATATTAGTTTGATGGTGACTTCGTGAGAACGAACCGGAAAGGGAGGATAAAGAAAAAGAATCTTCCCTAAATAATCGGATCAGAAGTTTGATTATTTTTTCATGCCACGCACGACGGGAAGATTCTTATATGTCTTTCTGCCGTGCATTTTTTGTGCCCGGCTTTGATAGTAAAACAAACCACGAAATAAAAAGTTTATGAATAAGGTGGAAATTTTTTACAAAAAAGTGATAGAGGCAGTCTGCAAGGAGTGCGGAACCGATCCGGTAATGATGTTTAGCAACAACAAGGAGAGGAACGTTGACGCTAGGGGAGTGGCTATAACCATACTGGCCGATCGCAAGTTGAGCGACAATATCATATCCGATCTGACTGGAATGACGAGGCAAGCCGTGAACCGGATGCGTAATTTGTATCCGGACAGGATAAGGAGGAGTTACTATCTGAGAAGAACGGTGGAGAGCGTCAAAGAGGAGCTATCCGGTACGGTCTGAGGGTGCGTTATGTTGTAAGACATGTGATTTGTCTATGAAAAAATTTTCATATAACAAAATTTTGTGCGACATTTGCGGCGTAAAAGGTGATTTTGTAGCCTCGTCAAGTAACCAGCCTTGGCAGAGGCTTTGTTGTATACGAAAAGTTTCATTATGGAAATATATATGCCACATGCGGTAAATGATATTAGGATAGGAGAAGCCTTCAATCATCTATTCAGGATAATCCTGAAAATGGAGAATTCCGATGATGATGATTTCATATGGAACTTCCAATATACGGCATTTGTGACTCCATTTTTCTTATTGCCTCTTATGCTTTATAGAGATAAGTGCGGTAAGAATGTGGTTTGCAAGAATATATCGGACAGTGTTAAAAGCTATCTGGACTCTATTCATTTTGAAGGAGGTGTAGTAGCTGACAGTGTTAGTGATTTTCATAATTATATGGAATATTTTTCTATGAAAAAATATATTCCTATAATAAAGTTCCCGGGATGTAAAAGCAAGGATAGCATAAAAAACGATATACTGTCTGTAGCAGAGAATATAATGATAAGGCAATTAAATATTGAAGGAGAGTTGAGAAAGGCTTTATCTTATATGCTGACTGAGACGATTGACAATATATCTGAACATTCAGAGAGTGAATTTGGTTATATATTTGCTCAGTATTATCCGTCAAAGAGTTATATAGACATTTGCATAGCGGATAATGGTATAAGTATACTGGGTAGTTATGTTAAGTCTGGCAAGGGAGGTATAACTAACGATGTGGAGGCTTTAAAAAGCGCTGGAAAGGGTATATCGACTAAAAATTTACCAGATACCGAGAATCGTGGTTATGGTATAAGTACTTGCAAGAGAATGTTGTCTAAGGGACTTGGAGGAACATATTTTTTGCTGTCAGGGCAAGCATTTCATCTTATGTCAGAGGAAGAGACATCATATATAGGACTTCCTGATTATATAAAATGGGATGGAACTATAGTGGCATTAAGGATACCATATAAAGAGGAAAGGATGTTTAATTTTTATGAATATTTAGAATGAAGATCATGGAAAAGACAATTGTGATATCAGAATTGATAAGGGGAGAGCTTCGTTCTAGGACAGAAGCTAAAAAAATCTATATGAGGGCTAAGGATTTGAATAGCCCATGTGTACGTATAGATTTTAAGGATGTATACTTTATGTCTCGATCATTTGCGGATGAGTTATGCAATACAATAGAGGCTTTGGCCTTGGATAAAGTGAGGGTCTCTATGGAGAATGAGAACGACTCTATAGATCTGATGATGAAAATAGTAAAAGGTAATAGAAATAAACCGAGGAATATGCATGAGGACAGTGAGGTTAAAGAATTTTCGGACATGGATTCATTGTCAGAGTTCCTGTCTACCATATAAAATTATTTCATGCTATATAAAAGAGAATGATATGAAAAATCCAAAAATAGCTAAGGAGTATAATGAATTCCTAGAAAGGAATAGTTTTGATAAATACTCAGATAGAAAAAAATATATATCTAGTCCAACCACGCTACAATGCATGTATTGGAAACAGGTGGAACCGGTAGAAATAAAAAGTAACCAACCATAAAAATTAAGCGTTGTATATGCCTTTGGTTTGAAAGGTTTAAACAACAACAATAAGCGTCGTCAACACAAATTGGCGGCGCTTTTTTTGTCTTATCCCCTTCCGCAAAGAACTAGCAACAACCTCGCAACAAGCTAGCAAGGAGATATTTATTTAGCAAGGCACTTCTCTGGATTTTTGTGGTGTCCGGGATAACCCGGATATGACCATAAAAAACTTCACATATGGAAGCAGAGAAAATCATTAAAGAGAAAGAGATCGTCCATGAGGATGAGCACAGGGATTACGCGAGCAAGGGCGTGGGTAACGCCGGCTTGACATTGGGTATCATTGGTACGGCTCTTGGAGCTTGGGCGGTGTCACGTAACCGTGGCGGCTTGTTCGGCGGTGGCTGGGGAGCCGGTATGCCCGAGAACGTTAACATCAACACGACCACAGGAGGCGGTGGCGGTTCTGGTGTAGGCGCTCCGACAGCGTTCATGGCATGGGAGAAAGGTTGTGAGGAGGCTATTTCCTTGACTAACTCATTGTGGGGACTTCACGTGTCCAGCATGCAGGCCGATTACGACCATCGTAATACGGATGTAGCCGAGAAATTCCAGCTTTACCAATCACAGGTAAACGGCGATTTCGGGAACTACAAGGCTATCCGTGATCTTAACGACTATCAAACCGACAAGCTTAACAATGCGGCGTTTGGCCTTTACAAGAGCCAACGTGATGGTTTTGACGTATTGGCTAATCGAATCAGCCATCTAGAAAAAGAGGTAGCCGTAGGTGCCGCTATCCGTCCTTACCAAGATCGTCTGATCCAGTGCGAGATTGACAAGGCGTTCACGGCTTCTGTCAACTACACGAGACAGCTTGATTGTCGTAACATCAAGGGCGAGTTGGTATTGCCTAACACCCCTGTCGTTACCGGTTATGGGAGTTACCGTAGCTGCTGTGGGTTTCCCCAGACAAGCGCCCCCGCTGAGACAGCTTGATAATCCGAAGCCCAAACCCAAGGCGAAGGCTAAGGTTAGCAAGAGAAAGAAAAGTTAGTGGTAGCCCCTCGGGGCTTACCACTTTCCTATTACCAACCACTAACAAAAGATATTATGGCATTAAATAACGTATACATAGGAGGTGACCCGTTATTGGGGTCTAACGGTAACATGAGCAATGAGATGGAGGCTTATGAGCGTCAGTTGCAAGAGACCCTCAATCAGATACAAGTCCAGAAGCAGCGGGTGTTAAACTCTCAGAATAACCCCAAAAGAAGCCAATCTCCCTTATGGGATGAGATGGACAAGGTCGTTAATGATATGACGGACATGGAGATCGAGGCGTTAAACAACGACCCGGAATATCAGAAGGCCCAAAACGCATTGATGGGCATCCTTAACCGGGAATACATGCGTATCATGCGCCCGATCGTGGAAGAGTCCAAGGACGGGAAGGAGATACTTGACAGCCTTATGACAATCACCAAGAGGGTCAAGAAATCGGCCTCGGAGGAAGCGAACAAGAATATAGCGCTCTTTAATGAGTATACGTCTAAATACGCCGATATGCCCTACGCTGAGTTCCTGAAGCTGAAGAATAGCGGCAAGAAAAAACAACCTAATTAATCGGGATCATGGAACTTAAACAGCAAGCGTTAGAATTAAAGAGCCGGTTGGTGAACTCGGTTGAGATATGGGCGGAGGAAAGGGTTGACTCTTTCGTCTCCGGGAACACGGCATTCAAGCCCCTTGGCAAGTATCTGAAAAGGGGTGTCCATAACATCATTGTACAAAAGGACAAGGAGATCACGGAGAAGGTGGAGGGATTCATGTTGTTCGTGGCCGACGAGAACGGCAATTACGATAAGGAAGAGCTATTCGATGACGCTATGAACGTATTCAAGATCATGAAACCTTACAAGTTTGAGCAAGGATTCTTGAAGGGTACGATCGGGGAAGGCTCCATCTTGATAGAACTTCCAGATAACGGCCTCATGAATTTTATCCTTGGTGACACTAACGCTATCCGTATAACGGAAGCGGATTTTCTGGAACTGAAATCAATATTCACAGAATAAAATAAATGACAGGGTATGAGATACAAGGAATTGATGAAGGACTATCATTCAAAAGGGATGGTATCCGAAAAAAAGATGTGGGAGGCCATAGGAGAACTGGACGAGGCGATGGAGTGTCTAAAGGAAAAAGATCCCGAGAAGTATGACGAGGCCATACGTGATATACATGAGGTTTTTTGCGGTCCTCATTATAATGAGCATTTCGCTAAGATGGACGTGGCGGCAATGCGTCATAAAGGCAAGGCGGGAGAACATAAAGGTGAGCACTGGAATATAGAGCAGGTGGCTACCGCTATAAAAGGTATGAGCATCCCGGGAAATACCAACATATGGGACGTGTACGTTGCTCTTAACGCGAACTGGCATGACAAGGAGATTAAATTCACGGAATGGTTTGACCATGACGCTGAAAAGAAAATCATCGAGGACGCTATAAATTTCTATTTCCTTGACGATGATGCTCCTGAAGGCAAGGTCTGGATTTATATGTGTGCCATGGATGACTAAGACACGATCACATAACAAGAAAAGAAACGATTCTGTAAGATGGGAGATAGACCGCCTTATAGAATCGTTGTCGTTCGAGCCTATAAACTTTCATGAGGTTATGGCCCGGATTAGGCACTTGATGTGCCTGTTATGATATCTCTGAAATTAGGCAACTGCAAATAGAACGAGAACCGGCTTAACGGTCTCCATCGTTCAAGCAATGATTGGTTGCACTCATTCCATCCATCTTTTCCGAAGCGGATATCCAAGGCATTAGTTATCTTACGCACGATAGACTGGATATATGGTACATTTGCCCTATTTTCTATGGAAGGGGTATAAATACATATTTTGTATATTCCTCCATTATTACAATCCCAGTTTCCCCTGTAAAAAGTGATATGGGCTTTGTCTAGTATCGCCTCGTCTGACAAGCTTCTAAACCCGTTATAACTTCCGATCAACATCGCTTCAAATACTTTTAACCCAGTGGACGAGCGAAGAAGCTTTTTTAATTCTCGCTCGTCCCGGACAATTTGGCTTATTCCCATGAATATATCATTTAATCTATGTCGGCCTTTTATTTTTTTTGATTGACTCATTAAGTATCTTGATCGCCAATAGCGGATCTTTATCCGTTAAAGTGTTCCATACTTTTATTTCGGGTTTCACCCTAGAATAATGATGTAGTACTATATTGTTGGCTTTGTCGACTCTTCCGGTTCCATATATCCATAACATCCCGGGATATAACTGGAAGTTTTTCATTATCTTCTTGGCTTGTCTTAATCTCATGATTTCAATTTATTTATTATTTAATGATTATATAGTCCCCGCAATCTTCAATATACTTTATTCCGGCACTATCAAGAGTATTCTCTATGTCCACTTGGCACAGGCAAGATTCCGGTATGATATTGTCATACCCTTCCGCTGGGATCATTTTCGTGATTTTCGGGAAATGATCCTCTAGTTGTTTAGGGGATTGTATTTCTACATCCCCGTCGTAAATAAGTACGCACATAACTGTCATCCAAATATGTAATATTTTCCGGCCTCATAAACCATTTTTGTAGAAGGATCATCCAGATCGCCATCCTCCAAATCACTTTTTGGAATACACTCATCCCATAAGATGTTATAGAACATATCTTCTGAATTTTTTTCTAATGCGCATTGCTTGCGTAAACAAAAATCCTCTCCCCAAATGGCGACATCTTGCTGTTGCTCTTCCTGTGTCATACTGGAGATCTTATCACTTAATTCTTTCCAAGTCATATCTTTTAAATTATGGGCCTTCCCATGAAGGCTCGGTTAATACTATTCCTCAGATCGAGTATAGGCATCCAATGGGTAACACAAATTTTATCACCATTAGTATCATACCATTCATTACATTCTCTGCAATACCAACCCTGTTGTAAGTATTTAAAATAATCAGTACACCAGCAGCCAGTTATTACCAGATCTTCATCATCAGGTAACTTATCTTTTGTGCTTATCCACGGGAATTGCTTTGCCTGCCATTCGGCACCTGCAATAAATCCCTGATAATACGCAGGGAATGCACTACCGCTACTCCTGCTTTCAGCGAAGAAATGAGCCGCTTCTTCTACTGTCTGTCTCTTATCAATATCTCTTTCCATGTTTATTCTCCCTTAATTCGTTGTATTTCATTTTCTGTTCAATATGCCATAAGAGATCTATATTCAGCAAGTCCGCATTAAGAAATATAATTACTATCGAAGCCTTGATTACTTCCGCTATATCTCTATCCTCGGTTAGGATAGATGTCAAAAAGAACATCCTCTCAGTAAAAGACATTTCCTTTAAAACATAATTCCAGTCTTTATATTCAGGTTCGTTAGTGAAATCGTAGATATCGTCAAGGCTGATATCTAACGATCCTGCGAGATCCAGCAAGCGGATGCAGGCATCACTAAGCTCATCTTCAACGGTATCTTTAATATTGCTTTTGAAGGCATATATAAATTCTTCATCTTTTGTTTTAGGATCATCCATTAAGATTATCCAATCCTCAAAAACCTTCCTTCTTGCGTATAGACCTTTCCTGTCCGCTTCCACGGCTTCCGAAATCTCTGTTATCACTAGCATCATAAGATGCTCATTGCTCAACTCCGTATCATGAAACCCGTGACCATGCGTACAAATGCGCATGCGATCACGGAGTGCGTTGAAATCAATCTTGCTCATATTTATTTATCTGTTTGAATTTTATATTCCTCCTTGGAAATCTGTCTGTAATAGTCAATGACCGCATTTTCCACTCCTTTATCCTTGGCTATAATCTCTTCCGTTTCCCGGACTTTAAACTCATCGCATGCGATGAATATCCGTCCTCTATCTCCCCTAGGAAGCCAATACGAAGCGAAGTAGTATTTTTTCTTTGGGTTGAGAATACCATAGATGAGATATATACCGTAAACCAAAAAGGCAATCGTAACCCAGTACCTTGGGATGATAAACCCTATGGACCATGTGATGAACACGAAAGAAAGAACTATCAGTATGGAGGTTATCAAGCACTCGATCTTATTCTTCATTTGATCCTCCTTTCCTCAATTCCTCTATCAGTGCGTCTGCGCAAGCAACCGCATATTGAGCGATAGCCTTTGGAATCGTATGTTTTTCGTTTTCCCCGTATTTTACCTCAGAACAAGCATAACCCACCTCATTTTCATCACTTAAAATACCATTCATGGCGCTTTTAGCAAGCTCGTACCTACGCTGTTCCCAATCGATGGTATTATATGTTGCTTTCATGGTTACCTCCTTTCAGTAGTTCGGGATTGTCATACACTGAGCCTATAACACTTCCTTGGCACACCTCCGAATCCAGCAGTTCACATGGATTAACCCCATCTAGGGATATACACCATCCTGTATGTTCATACAAGTCGATTACTTTTGGAAAATCTCTTTTCTCTTCATGTTTCCATGTTGAGAATATAACGGCATAAATACGTCCGCTTGGAGCTTTTATTAAATCCCCCTCGTAAATCTCCTTTCCGTTCTTGTCTTTTAGGCCTGTGTACTGGCCTACGGTAGTTTCATCAACATAAGGTGTTTTATCATAGTTTTCATTAAAATGATAACCGTCATCAATGAATTGTCCATGAACACCAATAGCTGTTTCTCCATCATTCCATTGCAATAAATCTCCATACACCCACTCTTTAGTATTAAGATTCTTCCCTCTGAATTTAATCTCACGCATTTGATCCTCCTTTCTTTAAAATATCCTCACAAGCTCTAATATCGCACCTTACCGGCTTTTGATGGAAGGCGCACCAAGCGTCCCCGTTTGCGTCTTCATCCTCGATAAGTCGGCAATCACCGCATTTATCTGTTAGGTATTTCTTGTCAAGGTATCCTTCCTTGATAAGCCATTCAATCATATTCACAACAGCATCTAAGACATTCTTTTTCATAACCTCATGCTTGCAGTCGTATCCCAGTTCTGTGTATTGGATGAACCAATACACGCTATCTTTTGTGATTTCCAAACTTAAATCGGGTCGGTTGCGTTGTGAAATCGTGGCAGGAAGCATATCTATCAATTTAGATAGAGACCAAGCCGGGAATGCCATATCTTGACCCACGTGCTTTTCAATCCTTCTATATTCAAATGCGACCGGACATTCGAATTCGTCCAAATACATGTCCGCAGTCCCCAGTCTCACCCCGGCCTCTAATAGACGTGATGATTGTTTTTTATTCGTGCAAATTTGATTCATATTATAATTCGTTGTTAAAATATTCCTTATTATCCATATTTACCCCTCCTGTATTATGACATCCCCATCCTTATCCGTGAACACGTCCACTAAATCGTAGTAATATTGATCGTCGGACGTGCGAATCATTACCTCCGCTTCCGGGTCTTGCTCTTGGAGAAGAGCTATTAGTTCTTTATTTCTCATATCAAAACAATGTTTTCTCAATCTCGTAATTGTAAACCAAAACCTCCGTACTCTCCCTTATCCGAGAGTGAACGGACGTATGAGTGGTGACTTTTACTTCCTTATGGTTCCATTTGTTTTCATTGACAAAGGAGCGTAAGGTGTCAGTCCAGTAATTGCTGAGTATGAATTTGCCATTGATCCTAGACAAAAGATCTAGCAGATCCGCAAGGTCATTCTCCCCATAACCATAATAATGACCTTGAACCGCCCCGGGATAAGGAGGATCAAGGTAAAATAACGTATCAACGCTATCCCTGTTCTTGATAACTTTCAACGCGTCCCTACAGGAAATCTGCACCTCTGATAGGCGATCGTACAATTTATCGTTGAACTCCTCACGCTTATTCCTGAAAACCTTCCCGAAGTGTGTCCCGGCGGTACCGTTACAGAATTTCCATCCTCCATACAAGCTACCAGAATGGCACTCATTTGCCATGATCCATACGGCCCAAGCCTTGTCTACATCCGAGACATCAGATCGTCCTCGATAAATGTTCCTAGCCCTAATGTAGTCAGACTCGGAATGTAGCGATAACCGGATTCTCTCACGTAACTCCTTAAATTTGGATGCGGACTGGCAGACCTTGAAAAAGTTTATCAACAAGTCGTTCTTGTCATTGATCACTTCTATGCCTGCTTTAGGCTTCGCAAAAAATACCGCTCCTCCTCCAAAGAATGGCTCGCAATATATCTTATGCCTAGGCATCATTGATACAATGCGTTCGGACAAGTTTTGCTTGCCTCCATAATATGTGATTGGTGTTCTCATGTAATTTTATATTCTTTCTTTGCTCTCATCATAGATGAATGCATCTTTCAACTATGATGAATGTCTTTCTTTAGAAAACTAAGTATATGTCGTATAACCTTGATAGTCCATCCATTGCCTAACAAACGGTATATCTGCGTATCAGAGCAATCCCATTTGTACCAATCAGGAACGGTTTGTAGCCTAGAGCACTCGATCGGGGTCAATCTCCGGATAGATGATGTCTCCACTAGGGTCATGCCATTAGCTTGTGATCCTTTATATGAGGAGGCAAGTAATGAGCTCGATTTTCCGTCTTGATCTTTCAAGTTTCTTTTTTGTCGTACACTAAGTATGGCATGGCTTCTTCCGCTTATCTCGGCTAACAAGGCCGGACATTGTCCATTCGCGTCATATACCCTGTTTTGTTGATATGGCTGGATACCCCCGCTTTCCTTACTCTCATTTAACTGGATAATCCTATGGAGCACATTGTTCTGTTCCCATGCGTTTGACGATAAGGTTGGTGCCTTGCCACGGAAAACATTACCCTTATTATTGCCCCTAGGTCTTTGCAGGATCAAGTCCATATCCGAATGGTTTCCTGCTCCATGGCCTCCAGCTAAGAGACATGGGGCTTTGTCCCCGTCGATCTGGGTGAATCGTTTCTCCATACGTTTATCGTTTGAGATATACCTAATGGCCTTCTCTCTCAGGTAATATTTCTCGTCAACCTCTTCCTCCAAGATATCCCTTAACAATATACCCTCGTCCTTTGGCTGCGGTATGTCTGAGTGGATCTCCCCGAACAGTCCGACCTTCCTTGTCCTTATGTTCGTCCAATACCACCGGTTCCGGTTCTGGGCCGACACCAAATTTGAGTTTATGTTGACTGGATGAACACCGCAATACTCAGTAATTACCCGCATGTGCTCTTTCTTCATGTTCACGTTCTCAAGCAAGAAGAACACATCCGGGTTCAGTGCCTTCACGTGGTTCAGTATGTCCACGAATACGAAGAAGAGCTTGCTTCGAGGATCATCGAAAGCCAGTTGTTTGCCGGCGAAAGAGAATCCTTGGCAAGGACTTCCTGCCAGTATGAGATCTATCGTTCCCCAATCTATCTCCCATTCCCTCCACTTAGTCACGTCCCCTAAATGTATCGTATCCGGGAAGTTCAGCCTCGTTTGGGATATGGCGAACTTGTCGATCTCGCTCGCATAATAATGCTCCGGTTCAATCCCGAGTTCTCTTAATGCGATCCTACCACAAGACATTCCGTCAAATAAGGATAAAACATTCATGTCTCTCTCGTTTTAGCAAAAACTACGCTTTCATGGTCCGGCCTCAGATGGGCCATGCAAGCCTTGCTGTACTCGCAGAATCTCGCTCCATCGTCCCGGAAGACGCATCCTCTGCAAACCGTTGCCTTGGTATTGAGGTATGGCTTGAATCTCAATACCTGCACGTTTATTTCCCCTACTTTTACCGTGAACCCGGTAGGGGTGTTCCTTAATCTGTCTGTTATTTCCATGATCTTGTTCTTAAAATGGCATGTCCTTGTCACAACTCCCGTAATCGTAGAACTTGGTCATGCCGTCATTATGCTTAAATTTCACTAATCCAGTGGCCCCATCTCTATTCTTGGCCACGATCAACTCTCCGTAATTGCGTTCTACGTTGCCGTTCTTGTCCTTGACCTCGATCTTGTAATACTCCGGTCTATGAATGAACATTACGATATCAGCGTCTTGCTCGATAGCCCCGGATTCCCTAAGATCGGATAGGAGGGGTTTCTTGTCCGGTCTGGCCTCGTTTCCCCTGTTCAATTGGGATAAGAGCAAGAAGGGAACCTTTAACTCCTTCGCCGTGATCTTGGCGGTTCTGGACATCTTCGCTACCTCACGTTCACGGCTTCCTTCCCGTTCACCGCTCTCCGCCAATTGGAGATAGTCGGCCATGATTATCCCGCACTTGCCTTGTTTCTTCAGTATTTTACATCGTGACCGGATATAGTCCATCGTCACGCACGGGTTGTCATCGACGTAGATCGGAAGTCTCCAAAGCTCATTCACTGCCGTCTCTACCTTGTTGATCTCCTCGTTTGTCATATACCCGGACTTGAACCGTTCCGGATCTACGTCGCACTCGGAGAGGATCAGCCTGTTAGCCAAGCTTATGTCTGACATCTCAAGCGAGAATATCGCAACCGGGATCTTGGATCTAGCCGCTGATTTGGCCAAGTGAAGCATCACGGCCGTTTTTCCCATGGAGGGCCTAGCGGCTATTATCACCAAGTTTCCCGGTTGCCAGCCGTTAGTGATCTTATTCAGGTCGTGAAGCCCAGTGTCTACACCAGACCGGATGTTTTTCCTAGCCATCTCCACACGCTTGTATAAACCGTCCATGGAGCCTTTAAGAGCCTTGGATATATGCTCGCCATTGGACTTCCCGATAAGCTCCTCCATGAGGCTCTCTGATCCGTTTATGGCCTTGTGCAGTACGTCACCTATATCCTCGTTGGAATAGATAGCGTTCTCAAGTTCATTGGCTATCACCAGCCCTTTCCTCTGTATGGATCGCTCCTTGACTATCATTGCGTGGTCCAGTATATGGGCCGATGACCCAATCTTGGAGGTAAGGGAGGCTATGTAGATCGGCCCCCCTATACTCTCGAGATCTCCGGATGACAACATCGCTTGGGTGACCGTCATCATGTCTATGGGCTTTCTCTCCTTGTATAGCCCAGATATGGCCTTGAATACCGATTGGTTCCTCTTGTCGTAGAAATCGGCCTCAGATAGTTCCGAGGCGATTTTCTCGAAAGCGTCGCTCTCTATGAGGCAAGCCCCTAGTATTATCTGCTCTATCTCCTTGGCTTGGGGAGGTAGTTTCCCGTCAATCAGGGACGATGTAAGTGAGGTCTGTGCGATGTTCGTTCTTGCCATAATAAACCTTGTTTTTGTCTATTGCGTTAATCAATGTCATTCTCATGTCAATCTCTTTAGCCCTGCTTTTTTTCTTGTGCTTCCATCCGGCATCCGTTGCCCAGAAATTTGTGCAAGCCTTCTCGAGAGATAGTTTTATATTTACGCCGGGATAATAGGCTTGTTGGGTCTCCATGATCTTTGGATCGTCGCATATGCTCTTATATGCGCTACGGACTAAATCCAAATAGATGTTGAAATCATCTTTCCATGTTTTTACCTTTTCTGAGTTATCGCCCGCGTCCGGAACGGGAGTGACGGTGTCCCCCGATTTGGGGGTAGGGGGTATATTATTATTATCTTTATTATTATTCTTGCCCCTACCTTGCCCTTCATTTTCGTCGCTTGCCCCTAGGCTTGCCCTTAGCTTGCCCAAAGATAGCTTTAAGTCTTTGATTTCTTGTTCTATATCTATGCCCTTACCCTTGCCCTTATCCTCGCCCTTGGATATATTTATAGGATTGTATAAGTCATAATTGCATAGCGTTATAACATTCATCCCTTGGGACGCGTCTGTTGTTATCATTCCGTCCTTTTTTAGCATATCCAAGAAATTTCGAACCTTTTTATCTGAGTTCCATTTCCACTTTTGGGAAAGAAAACTTATGGATGCCGGATATTGTCCTCTTCCGTATGTTATTTCCCTACCTCCGATACTAGCCGTAAGCTGCGTTGCCTCAAATCGTGCTGACTGTATCAAGTCTATCCACGCTTCGCACTCGCTAAAAGTCCGGGATGCTTTCCATATTCTGTGGGAAAATAATTTACGAGATAACATGATAAATCCTTTATCCATATCAGTTGTCGGCATTTTCCAATTCTTCTTCTAGGAACTTTATCAATCTTCTAATATCATCCTTACTTATTTCGACACTCTTGGTCATGTAGTCCGAATATTCGGATATGAAAAAACTTATGCACTCATCAGATTCACATAAAGGACTTACCTCTAATGCTATACAAGGCTCAGACTCTGATATAAATTTCATAAATGTGCTCATGCCTTTCTATATTTTTATATTATTAATCAATATATTATTCCTCTATTATACAATTCCTCCCTATATTGCTCCAACGCCTGAAGGCATCGTTCCTTGTCCATGTATCCCATTGGCATTATCCCGGCCAACCTTGCGTTGCATCGGTCTATGCCATATTTGAGATCCTTGTTTGACATTTTCTTTATATCCATGATTACTTAAATTTAAAGTGTACGATATACTCCCCGGCCTAGACCGGGGCTTTTAAAATCTTAATATGTTAATTGTATTATATTACCGTAACGAATATAGATGGGCTGTTTTCATATCCTTATTCTTTAAATTTTTTCAAAGAAAAAAGGGCAAATCCATATACTCCCAATGTGCAAGACGGAATATATAGAAATGCCCTAAAAAATATCTTTATTCGACCATTAGTCTTGCATATAATGATCGTTTAATTCTTAGCTTGTACCGTAAAGGTAATAACAATTGTCAAGGTGCGCAATAGGGGACTTATACATTTTATAGCCTTTTGTTATCAAATGTTTATAAAATGGATATAAGTTGATTTTGCAAGCAAAACCAAATGTGTTTCGATTTAATATCTATTTCATATCGAGTTTGATATATGATTCGATATATGAATTAGATGCTTATTTTAATGTAAGTAATTGTTGCTTATATGTTTATATTTAATTTGTGATCTATCAAAAGATAGATCATCGTGATAGATCACAAAAACTTAATTAATCAATTGACTTAGTCAACTATGTTTATCAACAAAATTATTTGCTCTATTAAATATATTTAACCAAGTAATATCCCCTATTTGATAGTCCTCTTGATCTCGTCCATCAACCTCTCTGTTATCCTCTTGTCGTGCCACTCGTGCCATTCGGTGAATAGCCCCTTGGCGGCGATGAAGAAGAAGCATGAGTTCTTTAGCTCCGTCTCTTGCGAAGACGTGATGCGTGACCATCTGAGCTGTTCTTTCACGTGCTCCAGTTCCTTGGAAAGCAGGTCGTTCTCCTTGGATAGGCGGTTGATGCGGATAGTTTGTTGACGTGCTGTTGGAGTGCTCATAACGCACCTCCTTCCATCCCGGCTAAAATGAATGCGGACATCAATAAGATTAGTACCTTGACATAGCCGATAACGTCGTTCTTGTTATCGCACTCGAGCAAGCCGAATGACATGAAGGTTAATAGCTTGGCGATGGATCGCCATGATAGGAAGCTCGTTTCGTGAGCGGACGTGGTTGTGCAATTACTGTTGTTCGTTACACTCGCAGATTTCAAGTTTCTTGGCATTGTAGTTGAAATTTGAGTTATGTACAAAAAGAAAGCTGTTCGCTTCCTTATTTTTCCGCCAAGAAACACTACATCAGTATCTGAGGTAGCCTACAAAGGAATACGAACAGCTCTTTATCTTTGCAGATATAAGCAATCGGATGGATATAAAAAATCCACCTTAGATACTAATATGTAAATGTTTTCTTGGCGGGAAAACATCGCAAAGATACAACTCAAATTCAAAATGCCAAACATATTGAAGTTTTTTTAGAACCACGGGATATATCCCGGTGGCGTGTTGTCCTTGTCCTTGAATCTTTTTAGATGCTCTTCCACGTTCAAGCCCTCCCTTACGAGGATGATCGTGTTCTTGTCAACCCTTACGGGTATCCTCTTGAATTGAGGCTCCGGAAGTATATCCCCGTTTGCCTTAGTGTTCGCTTTGATCGTTCTCATATAAGTTATCGTTGTTTGTAGTTGTCACAATACCGTAGGGAGTTAGCTACCCTCCCGGTGTTCAATATCTCGCACCATACGGCCAGACCCTTGTGAGGCTTGCCGTGCACGCAATCGGCGCATCTGATACGCTCGGGCTGCTTAGTAGGTTTCTTAGCCATTCAGGTAGTCTTTTATAAGCGCTATGAAATCGTCCAGCGATCGGCATATCTCATATCTGTACCCTTGAGCCTCTACCGCCTTCTGGAATGCCTTCTGGCTGTCCTGTTGCCGGCCTTTTCTTGTCTTCATTTCCACGTACAGACCGTGATGGACGTTATTCGGGACTGACAGGAACAGATCGGCTACCCCGGCCAATGCCCCTTCCGCTTTCAGTATAGCCCCGGTTACCGTGTCCCTCCGTCCTCCGTTCGGGACGCTAAAGAAGCATCCTGCGTATCTCGGGTATTGGAGACGGAAGTATCTGACGCAAGCTTGCTGGGTCTGTGATTCGATATTCCTCATTTGTACTTGTCGTCTATCAAGATTAATACAATAAAAATTATCGCTAGGATAGCGAATATGAACGTTATCACCCCGAAGGATAATAACAGGCTTTGAAAAATGTCACTCATAATCGTAATTGTCAAAATCGTCCGGATCGTAATCCGGAATGTCGTTACCGAAATCCATGATTGTTATTTGTTGTTGGTGGACGGTGCCGGGATCGAACCGGCCTCTTTACGTCATGCGCACTCCGTAACGTTTCATCCCGGAATACTTACCGCCCGAAATCCCCGCATATCCTCACGGACGGCGGGGATAAAAACTAAATCTAATACCATGAAAAACACACTCTAATATTAATTATCTGTTTTGCCCTTTGGTACGCTATCAGCGTCAAACGGGAAGATGTCCATAATAAGGGTCTCGCTTACCATTGCCAAGGTATAATCCACCAAGGTCCCTTTCATATTCTCCTCGAAGCATGAGATCGCTTCCTTTAGGCCGCTCGCCTGTACTATGAATCTGGCCGCTGTTTTCTTCTCTATGCTGCTCTTCTCATCAAGCGTGATAAAATAGATCTTAATCTCATAAAATCTATCACCGTTATCGTTAAAGAATAGTTCCGCTATCTTTTTACGTGTTATGTCGGCGATAGTGAACTCTCCGGTAATGTACGGCCTTAATTCCTCTATCGTGCGTGCTTCAGCCTCCGTATAGGAGAGGGCATCCACTAAATAGGGTTCGACCACTCGTTTTTGCATGCCGTTCTCCAGCATCTTCTCATATGCGACCTTGCTAATAAACCAGTTTCTCATATATACTTTAATAATTAATGTTATACTTCTTTCTTTCGTATTGTGGGACATACCCTTTGCAAGGAGTATTTCCGTCAAGTAAGGCCGATTCCGGCCTCACAGTTTCCCCTTCTTTTTTAGACGGGTCTGTCCAATGCCTCTGCCGTTGATGGCAAAGGCAATGTCTTTTAGAACATGCCTCATTGAGGCAGAATATCAGTTCTTTCATCTTGGATTATTTTCTCGAGTTTCTTTAGATCCTTTTTGGCTAATCTTACGGTATCAGCTATCCTTGGTCTTCCCTTGGAATCCACGTGTTCTAGGATAACTGATAGATGGCGGGACAGTGTTTTAATGAAAGACTCGGATAGCTGGTACCTTTTAACCATGGCCGTTATTTTTTATAAAAACCTTGGAACCTCACGATACCTAGATACTCGGGAGATTTCATTAGTCCGTCCCCCATGCCGCCCAACGTCTCGGCTCCCGGCTCGTCAAGGACAACCTTGGAGTCAATCTCCTTGGGTACACGGAAGCAAATCTGTACGGGGAAATTCACCTTAGCGTCTCCCGTGATCACGTTAACCGACGCTCTTTGCGTAGCCGCCATGATCCGGAACCCAAGCGATCGTCCCTTTTGTAGCAACATCTTCAGATTCTCCTCCAATGACTTTTCACGACCGACCGTGCGTAGCTCCATTTTAGGCTCGAGGAACCCGAAGGCGTTCTTTCGCTGGCCAACCTCGACCATTTCCTTTATGTCAAGTTCCGTTCCCGATCGGGAGGACGCTACCGCGTCGGCGAACTCATCGAACACCACCAGCGTTTTCCATGATGCCCTCGATTTAGCCCTTTCCTGCATATCCTGTACGAGCTCTTTCATCTTGGCCTCTATTTCTTCTATATCATTATAGACCTTTATGTATTTCTCGGAGGAATAATTACAGAACTCGTATTTCGGATCGAAAATTACGATGTCCCGGATACCGGCTAAGCGGGCGTATTCTATCGTGGATATGATACACACGGATTTACCGCTACCGGTAGCTCCGCAAATCAAGGCGTGAGGCGTGGAGTTGTTATCGAGATCCCACACCACGAGCCTTCCGAAGTTATCCGTTCCTATGGGAATCCTCATGCCGTCGATATACTTCTTGTCCCAGTACAAGGACTTGGTTCTTTTCTTCGGTGATTCTATGGAGAGGTAGGATTTTCCCTCATACACCATAAGCTCGTTACCCATCCTTATGGATGGCACGTCCAGCGCGTTCGCTATGTCTAGCTTGTATTTCATCACTGTCGTGATCTTTGTCCCAGCGGATACCTCTAGCAGATACGTGTCTGACGAGTACCCGTTAATCTCCTTGGCCACGTTCACGATCACCCCGAATGTCCGTAGGATATGCTCTATTTTCTCGCTGTTTGTCATATTACTATTGGATAAATCGTATTGAATGAATGAGGAAGCGTTCCTCTTGAACTCGGATATTACCTTGGGGTTTACCGATCCAAGGGAAGCGTCCCGTATTTTTTTCTGTCTCTTCGATATCAATTCCTTCTTTGACTCGGGCACGTTGAAATCATCGACCTCCGCTATCAGCGTCTTGGCCCAGAAATTATAAAGCTCGGCCCTGTCCACGAAGTTGTCGCTATCGTTGATCATGTACACGTAATCCGGATCGGACACGGCCTCTATCATCCTTTTTAGCGGCTCGTACAATATGGCCTCGTAAAGCTTCCTCGTGTCGTTATCGAGATTGATCACGAATTTCTTCAACTGGGAGGAGCCGTCCTTGTTTTTCGAGATCTTGTTCTCCACGAACCATACCTCGTCAACATTCTCCCCGAAGCGGGACTCATAGCACTTAACGTAGGTCATCGCCTGTTTCCCGCAGGTAAACGTTAGTTCCTCGTCATCGGTGAACTTGGCCCTTGACTTATGGTCTATGATGACCGTCCGACCGCTCTCCGTCCTTATCGCCAAGTCTAGCCTAGCGTGGCAGGGCAGGGGGATGTCCACCCCGTTTACCGTTACCCATTCCTCGCATCTTAATTCCACGGCGATTATCTCCTTGATACTGGAAAGATATATATCCTTTTCCCCGTAGAAGTTATTGATAAGCCTCGTGGCGTTCTTGGTGGCCTCGATCTTGCATTCCTCTACGGTAGGTGTCGTTTTCTGTATTTTCCAATCATTCGGGTGTACCTCCTCTATGTATGAGAACGCTACCCTCTCCATTTCCGTGATCGGTATTATCTGCCCCTTGCGCTGTAGCTCCATGAAGAAATACTCCAAGGCCGAATGATAGGCGTTACCCGCCACCGTGCTGGAGGATGATCTGGATCTTTCCCGGTAAATCTCCCGTTTCTCGAACTCCTTCTCGTTCCGGGAGAAAGAGGCTACCTTGCTGTAACTCCAAGAGTCGATAAGGTAGTTTGATAAATGCTCCTCCAGCTCGGCGTTGGTATAGGATGAGTACTTGTTCATGGCATGTCCTCTTTGTTTTTGCCCTTAGACTGTCTCATCGCCTCCTTTTTTTGATCGACATCTTTCTTTGTCTCACGAATTGGAAGGATTAGATCGTTTACCGTGGTATCCCCGTCCTTTAACGCTTGTATGATCCCGATCAGCATGGCGATCTCGTCGGGGCCTATCTGATTGCTGGTCTGTTTGCCGCATAGCTTAATGACCTCCTCTTCCGTTATGGCGTATTCGTTCTTGAACTTGTTGATGATATTAGTTCTCGTTTTTAATATCTTGTCAGCGTCGGATAGATCCCCCGTGATGAATTTTTGGGCGGCTTGATAGACCCTGTCCACTATGGCCTTGGGGATAACGGCGAATACGGAATTGCGATAAGCTATGGAGTTGGCGGCGTTTCCCGTTACGGTAATCATGTCGTCTGAGTAACGTTTCCCCTTGCTATCCACTATGCTCCTGCGAACCTCGAACGCGGACGCTACGTTTGTCTCCAGATCCCAGCATGTACCCCTGCTGATGATCTGCTTGTCCGTTATCTGGATAACCTTGGCCTCAGTCCTGATATTACCCCAATTGGATACGATTATCTTGGCGAGGTGTACGGATGGCCCAGTAATAGGTTTCCCTCCTCTTGGCAAGGCATAACTGCATGACCTTGCCGTGTCTTGATTCATCGTGGCCATTACCACGGAATTATCAATACTCCTTCTGATATCCCTAGGATATCTTTTCGCGGTCGCAACTTGTGAGTCCACGTTTGCTCTCTCAACCGCATCTACCTGTAAAATTTGTACTTCATGGCTTTCTACTGGAAGTACCTCGTAACTGCTTGATTCCATGATTATTTATTTTGAATGATTTTCTTTACCAATATAAAGTGCTGGTTTCCCAATCTCGTTGATACCGATCGTCCTCGGATTCTGTTTCCTCCTCCCCGTCGTACTCCGGTTCGCCGTCGGGGTCTTTGATGTAGATGTCTCTCATATATCTTGATTTGTAGGCCTCCGGGAGTCGAACCCGGCCATCCCCATGTTAGGGGCGCTCTACCGATAAGCTAAGACCTTGAATTTATTCGATCTCGATAATCTCGAATTTTCCTTTCTTTATATATATCTTATGATTGTAGTAGTCTTTGACTATTCCATGGTCGGAAACTGTATTTATGTTTCCAGTGCAATCCTCAACATATGAGTTATCGCAAGCCTCGACCGTGGCAGAGCCGTAAGCCTCGACCGTGGCAGAGTCGTAAGCCTCGACCGTGGCAGAGCCGCAAGCCTCGACCGTGGCAGAGTCGTAAGCCTTGACCGTGGCAGAGCCGCAAGCCTCGACCGTGGCAGAGTCGTAAGCCTTGACCGTGGCAGAGCCGCAAGCCTTGACCGTGGCAGAGTCGTAAGCCTCGACCGTGGCAGAGTCGCAAGCCTCGACCGTGGCAGAGCCGCAAGCCTCGACCGTGGCAGAGTCGTAAGCCTTGACCGTGGCAGAGCCGCAAGCCTCGACCGTGGCAGAGTCGTAA